ACGCCTCAAGTTGTTATCTGGCCCACGCCGGATGGGTCACAGCAATATCAGTTTGTCTATTGGAGGCTTCGTAGACTTCAAGATGCTGGCGCAGGCGGGACGTACACTCAAGACATCCCGTTTCGTTTTATACCGCCACTTATCTCTGGCCTTGCGTACTATCTTTCCATGAAAATCCCCGGTGCAATGGAAAGAATGCAAGTACTAAAAGCGCAGTACGATCAAGATCTGGAATTGGCTATGGGCGAGGACCGTGAGAAGGCAGCGGTACGGTTCGTACCAAGGCAAATGTTCATCTCATGAGCAATCGTTTTGCTAACGGCGCAAAAGCATTTGGTTTCTGTGACCTGTGCGGGTTCCGTTTCGACCTGAAAAAGCTCAAGAACCTGACGGTCAAAACCAAGCAAACCGCGATCAAAGCCTGCCCTCAATGTTGGACCCCAGATCAGCCGCAGTTGCAGCTTGGGATGTATCCGGTTAGTGACCCACAGGCCATCCGCGATCCACGCCCAGATACGAATACTTGGTACGCCTCGGGCCAAACAGCCATCGGCACCATTGGTGAGGGCAGTCGCGTGATCCAGTGGGGTTGGGCCCCGGTTGGTGGAGCTAGTGGTTTTGATGCGCCCCTGACGCCGAACAGCTTGGTCGGCGTGGGATATGTTGGTACAGTCGCCGTTGTAACGGCATAGGAGCCATGATGAAGAAAGATGCAATGGCCGCTCTCCGAGCGCACGCCAAAAAGCCAGCCAGCGAGGCTCACGGCAAGATGCCGAGCTTCAAGAAAGGCGGTCCCACCACGGACGACCGTATGAAGTACGGGAAGAACCTTTCCCGCGCCATGAACCAAAAGACGGGTTGACATCATGGGCAAAATCAAGCAACTGCCGCCTGCCAAGCAGGCGTACCCGCAGGAAGCCGAGAACCCTCGGGACATCTGCATGGTGGTGGGTAACTTCTCCAAGGAAGCGGCTCCGCCTGCCAAGACTTCTGGCATCAAGCAGCGTGGGTCCGGTGCTGCTACGCGGGGCTTCATGTCTCGCGGGCCGATGGCGTAACGTACAAAAAAGTACGCTATGAACTACACCGAGTTGCAGACGGCTGTTCAGGACTACGTTGAGAACACGTTCTCTTCGACTGACTTTGCCACGATGACTCAGCTTGCTGAGCAAAGAATCTACAACTCTGTTCAGCTTCCGGCGCTTCGCAAGAACGTCAGTGGCACGTTGACTTCTGGCAATCAGTACCTGTCCGCGCCGACAGACTTCTTGTCTGTCTTCAGCCTTGCAGTCATTGATGCTTCAGGAAACTACGAATACCTGCTGAACAAGGATGTGAACTTCATCCGCTCGGCGTTCCCCAACCCGAATACGACGGGCACTCCGAAGTACTACGCGCTGTTTGGCCCCGACTCGTCAAATTTGACGGAGTTGACGTTTATCCTCGGCCCAACGCCCAGTGCAAGTCTGTCAACAGAACTGCACTACTTCTACTATCCGGTCAGTATTGTCACTGCCGGTACGTCTTGGTTGGGCGACAACTTTGAGTCCGTGCTGGTCAATGCGGTGTTGGTTGAAGCTGCTCGGTTTATGAAGCAAGAGCCTGACATCGTGGCTGAGACGGACAAGCAATACGTGCAGTCCTTGACGCTGCTGAAGAACCTGGGTGACGGCAAGAACCGTCAAGATGCCTACCGCAGTGGGCAGATAAGGACACAGGTGATCTGATATGGCTATCGTTCAGACGATGACCACTAGCTTCAAGGCGGAGCTATTTACAGGTACGCAGGTGTTTGGGACTGATACGTTCAAAATTGCCCTGTATACCTCCGCTGCCGATCTTGGTGCTGATACGACGGTCTACTCTTCGACCAACGAAGTGCCTGCAAGTGGGACGTATGCTGCTGGTGGGGGTATGTTGACTGGCGTTGTTGTTTCCAGTTCTGGTACTACCGCTTGGGTGACGTTTGACAACATCTCGTTTACATCTGCATCCATTACTGCCCGAGGAGCGTTAATTTATAACGCCAGCAAAGGCGATAAGTCTGTTGCAGTTCTGGATTTTGGGTCAGACAAAACGTCTTCTTCTGGGACGTTTACCGTTCAGTTCCCGGCTCCAGGCGCTACGACAGCAATCATTCGGATTGCATAAATGTCCGCGCTGTATCACGCGTATACCCAAACAGTTGCTGATGGGACTGCGACATCTGTCGTGCGCCCCTCGGATTGGAACTCTGCGCACGTTCAAAGCCAGATTCTTTCTGGTAATACTGCTGGGGCATCAGCGTTCACGGGCACAAATTTTGTCCTGCAAGGTGGTAACAACGTCACCCTGAGCGCGGCTACTGCCGCTGGTGCCGCGACGATCATCATCAGCGGTGCCAACACGGTCGCACAGACGGTGCAGACTCAAGCATCAGGCGCGATAGCCGGGACGGGATTCACCAGCACAACGACAGCGGGTACGGCAGTTACGGCCACGATGGGCACAAACGGCCTGTCAATGGCTGTCCCAGCGTTCATCACCACATACGTCAACGATCAAACGTCTGGGCGTGCTGGGACAGGGTTTACGTCTACGACGACGGCGGGTACGGCAGTTGTAGCCACGCAAGGCACCAACGGCCTTTCTATGGCCGTGCCAGCATACATCACCACGTTTGCCGCCCAGACAACGCAAACCCAAGCCTCCGGGGCTATTGCAGGCACAGGATTTACAAGCACCACGACGGCTGGTACTGCGATTGTTGCCACGCAAGGTACGAACGGCCTTTCGATGGCGGTGCCCCAATACATCACAACCTACGTTAATGACTTGACGTCTGGTCGGGCGGGCACAGGTACAACGCTGGCCCTCACAAACATCACCGGCACGCTGAACGTCGGTACAAACGGCGTAGCTCTGTCCTTGAGCGGCAACGCTGCTGGTGGGGGTGGTGGCGCGGCGCTGCAAGGTTCTGGTACGTACACCCAGAACACCGGTACGGTTCAATTTGCCAACGGCAATGGCGTCACGTTCGGGCTCAGTACCAACCAGATGACGGCGTCCGTAAAAACGGACTACGCAGGCACGGGATACACCAGCACAACGCAGGCTGGCAGCACGGTTGGCATCACCAACAACACGGCGGGCATCTCCGCTGCATGGCCTGCATTCATCACGACGGCCACTCAGTCCACGCAGACTCAAGCCTCTGGTGCTATCGCTGGGACTGGGTTTACATCGACCACGACAGCAGGTACAGCAATCACTGCTGCTTTGGGGACTAACGGCCTCACGATGGCCGTGCCGCAGTTCATCACGACCTACGTTAATGACCTAACCTCTGGCAGGGCAGGTACAGGCTTCACCTCGACCACGACGGCTGGCACCGCCATAACCGCTGCACTTGGGACTAACGGGCTGTCAATCGCAGTACCGCAGTACATCACCACGTATGCAGCGCAGACCACTCAGACTCAGCCTGCTGGCAATATTGCCGGTACGGGCACCACTCTAGCCCTCACCAACGTAAACGCCACGCTAAACGCAAACACCAACGGTGTAGCGCTGTCACTGAGCGTATCGCACAACGATTTAGATGGCTGGACCTTGCTTGGCAACACGGCTGGCACCACCTCTACGCTACTGGCCACAGAAGGCCCGTTGTACTTGCAGGGCGGTAACAACATCACCCTGAGCGGGAACTCCAACACCATCGTTATTTCTGCTGGCGCAGGTGGCGGTACGACCAATCAGACAGGGCCGAACATTGCCGCAGGCAATTCCACCATCACCTCTGGTACGGTAGTCTTCAGCAACGCCAACGGCGTGAGTTTTGGCCTTGATGGCAGCACACTGACCGCCTCAATCATCCCGAATGCCACCTACGATGGTTGGGCTCCTTATGCTGACTTGATGATGGTTGCAGGTCAGCAGGGGCAGGGCACGCTGTACTTTGAACCGGAGCATTCTCCGTACTATTTCCAAGATCGGGTTGGTGTTCCAATTGTTTACACAAACGCCAGCAACGCTACTGGCTCAGTAACGATCAGCTATTGGATGGGTTTTTATACCCAAAATGGAAGCACGCTGTCTTTGAGTGCCAGCACTTCTTTTAGTACGGGCCTTACATTCTCTGGTACGGTAGCAAGCTATTCCTTGTTCTCCGGCATGCGACTGTTGACGTTCCCTTGGAGCAGGACGGTCCCTGAAGGAGAGATTTATATCGGACACTTGTCGCGCACGACCACTGCTGGGGCTAATGCTTCTGTTTCTCAGATGCTTGTGTCAAACGTGGCAAGCAACTTTGTGGGTTTCTTTGGTCAGTCCCACAACACAACAATTCAGTGGACCCAGGGTCAAGGTGTGTACACAGTAACAACTAGCGGTTTGCCAAACTCTGTGGCGTTTAGTCAGATTCGAGGGTCAGATTCCAACAACTTCCGTGCCCCTGCGGTGATGTTCATCAACAGCACCGTTTAATCATGGACATCAACGACTTTGACGGTTGCCAAAGGATTGAAGTGGACAGCGTTGTTTACATTGTTCTAGCCATTCCCGTGCCAAACATCGCACTATGCGTGCGAGAGTCTGATGTGACAGGTGGTGCGCCGTATGTATCCACTGTAGTTGTTGGGATGCCTTGATGCAGCCACAGATCATCTCCTCCTATGACGGCGGTGCTCACAACGCTGATCTGGAAAAGACAGTATCTCGCCTGACGGCTGAGAAGTCCTACAAAGACCTGTCTTGCATCCAGATCGTGCCGTGCTTTGGGCAGATCCCCACGCGGGCAGTGGCTTCGTGGATGAATATGTACTCGCCCCCCAACGCCAAGTTCACCCGTCTGTGGGCTGTGGGCATGGAGGTTGGTAAGGCGTTCTCGTCTGCCATTGAGAGCATCCTGGCTCATCCAGATTTGAGCAAGTGGAAGTACATCATCACGCTTGAGCACGACAACATCCCGCCTCCTGATGGGGTTGTGAAGCTCCTGATGCAGATGGAGAACCACCCAGAGTATGCGTGTATTGGTGGTCTTTATTTCACGCAAGGCCCAGGTGGATGTGCACAAATATGGGGTGATCCTAAAGACCCCGTGACTAACTTCCGTCCTCAGCGTCCTGACCCCGCCGGTGGATTGGTTGAATGCTGTGGCACTGGGATGGGTTTTAACGTCTGGCGTCTGGATATGTTTAAGGATGAGCGTCTGCGTAAACCTTGGTTTGTGACGCAGACAGATAACGGCGTTGCTACGCAAGATCTCTACTTCTGGTCCGACGCTAGAAAGTACGGTTATCGTTGCGCTATCGACTGCGGAGTGAAGGTGGGGCACTATGACCTCGAAGGTAAGCGCGGCGGAATTCCTGACTACGTGTGGTGATCAATGAAACTTGACCTTGGTTGTGGTGGCAAGAAGCGTGAAGGCTTCATCGGTGTTGATCAATACCAGATGGAAGGTGTTGATGTCGTCTTAAACATCGGCGTTGATCCTTGGCCTTGGGAAGACGGCACGGTAGAGGAGATCCACGCCAGCCATTTCCTTGAGCATCTGACTGCGCCGCAGCGAGTTCACTTCATGAACGAGGCGTTCCGGGTCATGAAGGAGGGGGCGAAAGCCACCGTGATTACTCCTCACTGGGCCTCAAACCGTGCCTATGGAGACTTTACGCATCAGTGGCCCCCGGTTTCGGAGATGTTTTACTACTACCTGAAGCAGGCATGGCGTGACGCAAATGCGCCGCACACTGACAAAAAGTGGAACCCAGCCGGGTACGCTTGCAATTTTGACGCCACTTGGGGATACTCGTTCTCACCGGAACTGGGCGCTCGGCACCCTGACCATGTCCAGTTTGCCCTGCAAAACTACAAGGAAGCCGCGCTCGACACGCACGCGACCTTGATCAAACCTGTCACAGTGGTGGACTAAGTGACTACGGCCTTCCAGTCAGACGCCTTCCAAGCAAGTGCGTTCCAGATTGTTGGAGGCACAAATGTCACCGTTCTTGTTACCGGAGTTTTTGGCACCGGTCTGATTGGCAATGTCACGATTGAAACGGTCAACGGCTGGCTGCTGATCAACACGGAGCAGACGCCCGCGTGGCAGCTTTTGACAGATGCGCAATCTCCTGGCTGGACCGCAGCGGGGATAACTCAAACGCCGGGATGGGCGGTAGTGCCCGACACACAAGCCCCTGCATGGGCGCAGACCTCTAACCCCCAGTCTCCGAACTGGCACTAAATCATGGCTTCATACACCACAAGTCTTCGGCTGGTCCAACCTTCGGCTGGCGATACTAACTGGGGCGTTACCGTCAACACGGGTTTGACGGCGTTGGTGGATTCTTCTGTCGCGGGTACTGCCAGTATCACGATGACAGCGGCGAACTACACGCTGTCCAACAACAACGGCGCTGCAGACGAAGCACGGGCCATGTTCCTCGTACTCGGGGGAGTTCCAGGCGGCTCGTACAACGTCATCTGCCCAGCGGTCAGCAAGCTGTACTTCGTGACCAACAACACGGGTCACGCCCAGACGGTCAAGACTTCTGCTGGTTCAGGGGTCTCGGTGCCCAGCGGTGCCCGGATGACTTTGCGCTGCGACGGTACAGATGTTGTAGTGGCGCAAAACTACTTTGCATCCATGACGTTGGGCTCGCCGCTGGTGGCCACCTCTGGTGGTACAGGGCAGTCTTCGTATGCGGTTGGTGACTTGCTGTTTGCGTCAACCACCACTGCGCTCTCCAAGTTGGCTGGGGTTGCCACGGGTAATGCGCTGATCTCTGGTGGTGTGGGCGTGGCTCCGTCCTACGGCAAGATTGGATTGACAACCCATGTATCTGGCACGCTGCCGGTGGCTAACGGCGGCACAGGGATTACTTCTTTTGGTACGGGCGTAGCAACGGCGCTTGGAATAAACGTAGGTTCCGCAGGTGCTTTTCTTGTAAACGGCGGTGCACTAGGAACCCCGGCTTCTGGAGTGGCAACCAATTTAACGGGACTACCACTTACAACAGGAGTTACAGGCACGCTGCCCTTGGGCAACGGCGGTACGGGGCAAACAACCGCGCAAGCAGCCATCAATGCTCTTGCGGGCGCAACAACAAGTGGGCAGTACCTTAGGGGTAACGGGACCAATGTTGTTATGTCGGCTATCCAAGCAGCCGATGTGCCTACGCTGAATCAAAACACGACAGGTACAGCAGCAAACGTAACCGGCACCGTAGCTGTAGGAAATGGTGGTACAGGTGCAACGACTCTTACTGCCAACAACGTCTTGCTCGGTAATGGTACATCCGCTGTTCAAACAGTAGCGCCGGGAACTAATGGCAACGTACTTACAAGCAACGGCACAACGTGGTCAAGCTCAGCGCTGCC